TTGCCATAAAGTACCCGCCCGATGCGCCATCGTAAGTTAATGTAGCCATCTCTTCCTTTTAAAAGCGGAGGCGGGTTTTACCCCGCCCCCTTGCTTACCGTTAGTCCAGAACGTAAACGAGAAATCCTTCGACGGTGTCGCCGTCCGCGAGACCGGCGACAAGCGATTGGGCATAAATCGTTACGCCGTTGCGCGACTGGAATACTTTCTGCTGGGCGTTCGCGGCCAATGCGGAACCGATGTTTACGGTTCCCGCTACGTCCACGGCCAGGTTGGCATCCAGACCGGCTGCGTCGGCGGTCACGGCGTTCCCGTCTATATCCGTGTACGCTTTCCAGCCTATTTGCATATTGACGAGCGCAATCGTCCAGTTGTGCGCTAAAAAGCTTAGAAGCCCCAACAGGCGAACCGTCCCAGCCGGGAGTTTCACAAGCTCAACTTCTGAGTACATATCGCCCGCGCCCGACTGTGTGTGCTTAAAATAGGCAACACGCAACCGCCCATGAAGGGTGTGGCTGCCCTCCATTACTATCGGCGTGGCCTCACCGTTCGTTATCTGATCGGATTTTTGGAATGTTATAGCCATTTCAAATCCCTTTCATAATTAAAGGTTAAAATTCACTCTCTGATTTCCGCTATCTCTACTCCTGGCAATCTATCCGCACGACCTTTTTTTCCTCCATGCGGGTTGCGCCAACGTCCATGCTCACGTAAACCTGGACGGAGTAATTTTTGGTAGCAAGTCTTTCGATTTCGGTCACAACATTTTCCCCGACGCCGAGCAAGATTCCGTCTTCCGCCCATGCGAAGCACTGTCGGTCGGAACCTACCTTGTTAAGCCGCTGGATTCTATGGAACTCAAAGCCCATGAAGTCTTTGATCTCGCCTTTAATCAACGCCTTTACCGAGGCGTAATCCTGTGACGTGATCTTGTCTTCGTTCAGCAGATCCGTAATCTGCTTTGCCGTGACGGCGATGTGAAGAGGAATATCCTCATCAACATCGTTGGTACCAAAAATCTCCTTAGTGTCTATCAGCTTGGCAAGCGTCAACCCCGTAGCATTCGCTGCCACCAGCTGGTTGGTGGTATCGAAGGCAGTGGCAGTAGCGCCTTTCTTGCCTGTGTACGCTGTACCCAGAGCCGCTTCGATAATCCTGTCGTCCTTTTTGCGGTTCATTGCGTATGCGCCCGCTTTTGCGTACGCACTTGAGGCATTTATTAAGGTCCGAACCTTGTCCGCCTTATCAATTAAATCGGCGTAAACAGCTGGTGTCAGCGTTACGCGCCGCCTTGCGTGGGGGGTACTTTGATACGGCGTGTCGGCATGACGGGTTACAAGGTCCTGCGCCTCACCAGCGCCTATCTGGTCGAAAAAGGCGCTTTCGCCGACTATCCCATCTTCAACCCTTACGGCATTTTCAAGCCGTGATTCCTTCTGTTGCGATAACATCTGTACATTCGCTGCGTACTGTTCTACCATCGCGTCTGGTATCTGTATGCTCATTTAGAGCCTCCTTGGTACACAAAATCCCTTACATTTAATTCAGGGTTGTCGGTACTTCCGGCCCTATCAGAGCTACCTGCCGGGTTCCGCAGAACGCGGAATTATCCGGTCTTCTTTACTTGCCTTTTAACGTGGTTCCGCGTATTTACGCGGAATTATCCCGTTACAGGCGTCTTCTGAGGATGCAATCTCTTACGCAGATTATAAGCCTGCCTTGTAAGACTTTCATGCTCAGGGTCTTTTTTGTTCACATACGCTGGCTTTGCCATCAACGTATTAATTTCGTCCTGAATCTCTTCCGGCGTCTGTGCGCCCGACCCGGTTCCCGTACCTTTCAGCCCGCCGTCTTCCATCATCTTTTCGCCGACGTTAGCGAGGAACCGTATCATGCGTGGATCGTTATTTAGTCCGGTCTCTTTAAGATGTTCGATAAGTTCCTCACTTCCGAACTCATCCAGCGCCCTTTCACCTGCCACTACCTTACGCTCGAACGCTTCACCATATTCGGTGCGAAGCGCAACCGTTGCCTCTTCCCTTGCCAGTTCGCCTTTTTTCTGCATGTCGGCGTGCTGAGCTGTCGTGTTTTTCCAATACCAGTCGAAAAGACCCGCCGCCTGCTTGTCGCTAAGGCCGAGTTGATGCGCCGTATCGCGGAAAGCCTTTGAAACTTCCTCGTTCATCTGCATGCCTTCAGGCAGTTCCGGTCTTGCGAGGTTATACTCATCGCCGGTTCCCGGTCTGCCGAGACGGTCAAATACACCGTTCCAATCATCTTCGGATTCGGGCATAGGTATCTTGTCGCGTCCTATTAAGTTCTGCGCGTTTATGTAAGACTTCGCCAAGCCTTCAACGTCTGAAAATTTAATCAGCGTCGGGTTTGCTCGTAAATCTTCCGAGATGCTTTGCAACCATTCAGGCGTATCGCTGCCACCATCGTTATTCTGTGTAGTGTTATCCTCTGTTCCGGGCACGTCATCTGGCATGTTCGCTTTCCTCCTCAACTATGGTTTGTAATTCTTCCGGGCCTACATTTAAAATTTTAAGAATCCGAAGCGCAACGCCGCGCTCACCTTCCCGGTAAATTACATTATTCGTTTCAACATCCACGGCTGGCGTTAACACGTTGCACGACCGTATGATGTCTCTCAAAACCCTTTCGCCTTCATGTGTCCCGAAAACAAAATCGTAATCGTGCCGAAGCTGGTTTGTTATCCGCTCATTCCGGTTAAACCATTTGAACCTTATATCCATGTTATTGCCTCACCGCTTCGGAAATATCCTTTAGGGCGGATCCGCCGTCTTTTGCCAGTGCGACACTCTGTTGCATTTGCGCCGCCTGATTACGCTGTTCGCGGACTTCCTCAACTTCTTCATCGTCTTTTAAAAGCGTCGGACTTACGCCGAACAGGTCCGCAAACCGCGTAAGCGCCTTATCGCCGTCGAACCTGTCCATGATCGATGGGTCGAACTGGACGAACGGTGCCATTATCTCTACAAGCCGTCCGACTCCCTGAGCTTCAAGCTGTTTTTGCGCCCTTGCTATCGGGCTTACGTATTCTGTTTTTAGTTCCGCTCCGGATAGACGCTCCGGCACCTCCGGAAAAGCTTTGGCGCGAAGCATAATCGCAAATACGCGATCTATCATCGGGCCAAGTAGTTCGCTTTGAAGCCGACCGAGCATCGGCCCCATAAGCCTTAGCTTTTCTTCAGTTCTCTGCAATACTTCCGTAGCGGTCATATTCGGCCCTGTCGATAGCTGCAACTGATCGACATACCACGCAGACCGGATGCTCTCCCTAACCTTGTCCATCAGGTCCATGCCGAGTTCGATCTTTGCGCCCGTATTTAACGGCGACGGTTTTTCACTGTTCTTACGGAAAAATGAAATACCACCCGGCACGGTGCGCATCGGGCCTACAACGCCGTCATCTTCCACCAACAACGGCGGATTGACTACAAGTTGCGCCGCCCTGATGGTTGTCTGCATCATTTTGTTAATCATCCTCACATCCGGCAGTGCCGTTGTACCGGGAGAGCGACCATAAGTTTCGGTGGGAGCTTTGTAAAATCGAGGGGTCATGTGCGGCATCTCATCATAGCCGCCTTCTTCAAGGATGTGCTTTGTCTTCACCTCGACGTACACGGACGCAATAGGCTTGTTTTCTCTGTTACTTTTATCTTTCCTGAAATCTTTTCTCGGCTGGACGGCGTGGATTATCTTTATCTTTTCGTCCAACTTGTTATCAGTCCAGCATTTTAATGTTTTTTCGCTTACGCCGCCCGGCCCCAACTCCTGAACCACCTGCCGAACCGTCCACTTGAACTGTCGGTAAACCGTATCGACTATGCCGTCAGCGTTTTCCGCGATGAAACATTCTGAAAGCGGACGCGCGGAAAATATAAGGCCGCCGCGTTGTGAGTTTTCACCGACAAAGAGGTCGGCGGTTCCGAACGCGCCCCACTCCAAATAAACTTCGTGCATATTGGTAGCAAACGCGGCCCCTGGGCTGTTTATCGCCGCGAACATACGCTTTACGACCTCATCGAGCCACTCTTTCCCTTCTTTATCGTCGGTCAACTCCTCATCGACAAAACGAAGGGCGAACCACTCAGATGAAGGATTGGTCAACATGCCGTGCAGGGAAGATGCCAGTAGCTGGTTGGACTGTTCGGCTGTCGAATCATACCTTTTCAGGTTGAGTTTAGCGCCGGGCGTGTTCTCACCTGCAAAATCCGACCTCTGAGAATAAACAAGCTCGGCTATCTCCTGCCAGTGCGACTCCCACATGCTTCGCGCCCTCTTTAGCGTCTCGAAACGTTTTATATAATCCTTGGCTTCCAATCTACTGCCCCAGTAAAGTCTTTCGTCCGATGTTCGCCGGTTCCAACACACCCTGCCCGCCTGTTAAAATCGTTGAACTTCTACCCTTTGCCTTCAGCCTTCGTTTGCGCTCCTTCTCGCCAGCGGCTTTTACGGCCGGATCGTCGATTGTCGGAATAGGCGGAGGTGCTGGGATTTTCGGTTTCAAAAGACCACCTATGTCAAATGCTGCTGAACCGCACATAATCTAATTCCCCTTCCTGAATAAATAACCGACCTTTTTGAATCCAAGCCTTTCGTAAAGCCTTGATACCCTTTCCGTGTTTACGCCGGTAGAGGTTCCAAGCGAGATCATCTTTGCGCCGCGCTCTTCCGCCCATTTTTTGTAATATCGAATCATCCTGATTGCGGCCATGCCGCCGCGTTTTTCAGATTTTATATAGAGACCGAAGTCATAGGCAATGCGATCCGTACTGCACCAGTGTTCGCTAATAAACGCTACCATCAGGCCGTATATTCCGTCATCGTCTTCAACTACCAGACCGAGCACGTCCGGTAAAATCACCGCGTTCACTAAAATGGCCTGAATCTTTTCGCGGCTGTATTCAATCACCGAATAACCGCTTTCCTTGTGCATCTGTGCTCCCATATCAATCAATACCGGCAAATCCTTATTTTCTATCTCACGCAAACTCGTCATAATCCATTTCGGCAACCGTTTGCCGCCCCTTACGCCGTCGCGGCCAGTTTTCATCGTGATTGAACTCGTCATAATCCATCAGTGCCATAGGCTGGTTAGACGTCCTGTCGTCATTTCTTTTCGGCCAGACAACAGCCAGCTTTTCATCTTCAATCCGTGCAAGACAGTCCAGCATGTCATCATGAACAGATACTGGGAACGCCTTGTATTCCTCGTTTACGAATATCTGAACAAGGTCCTGGACTGTGCCTTCATAGTTTGTTTTATGCTCCGAATCTCTCATGTAAATACGCTTTTGCTCATACAGAGGGATAAGACGGCGAATCCTGTCTACTTTCGGCATCGGCCCGCCGAGCTCTTCTATATGGAACCGGTAGTTATTTTTCTCCATAGAGTCTTTGATATGCTGAATATCGGACTGCATCCCGTACTTTTCGTACCCGACACCTTTGGGGTTCCATTTGTGATGAAGCCTTATAAGCTCCCTTGTTCGCTCCGTGAGATTGAGACGGTCTCTTGTCATTTCCAAAATGTAATAGTTCTGGTCGGACGAAAGACCTATAACCATGAAAACGGTGTAATCGTTATCCTTTTTCTTCTCATTAGCCGGATCGCACAGAATGTATATATTCATTCCCGCGCCCTTGTTAGTGTCTCCGTAATACTGCAACCATTCGGTTTTAAAACCCTGCGTTTCGTCTGCTTTGGGGTTGAGTAACATCTGACAGGCGAACGTGTACGGTCCCTGCTTTTTCCGCTTTTCTTCGATTACTTGCCTGGATACTAAAACAGGTATGCCCTTTACACTGCCGTCTTCCGTGCAGGGATATATTCGTGTTTTAATTCCACGGTCGATTAAAGTCTTATATGTGTCGTTAAAGTGGTACCTAGTTCCAACGTATCTCTCTACGCCGTTTTC